CTGTTAGCTACGCCTTCAACTTGAATATAAGTTATTCTAGCTGGTCCAATAAATGAACCTGAAGCGTTTGTTGCTCTACCAAATCTACCGTCAGAAGTTCTTGTAGAAAATTGTTGGTCTGATGTTGCCATATTTTATCCTTTTAAATTTTTATGTGGGGCCGAAGCCCCACAGTAATTATTTATTATTGTGTGTCAGATGTTGAATCAATTCCAAAAATCTTCAAAACAATTGTTGTAACAGCTGGTGCTCCACCTGCTCCATGTCCTGGGTCTCCAGATAAAACAAGTTCAACTTCGTCTCCAGCTAAACCTGCAATTCCTGGTGAAAATCCAGACATACCTAGTGCACCATTACAACCTAGAAAACCTTTCCAACCAGTTGTGTTAGTAGCTAAAGAAGCTCCATCAACATAACCGTCTGTGTCAGCGTCTGTTCCGATGTCAACTAAGTTAACAGCGTTTGCAGATGCAACAGTTACTACGACACCTATTCCTAATGGGATAAAGTTTGTAGGTATTTGGATAGATGTTTCTTTTCCAGTAGTTGCACCATTTGCAACTGTAATAGTTGCAGTGAACTCTTTTACGCTCATTGTAGATGTAACTGCACCTGTTACTGTACTTTTATCAATTACTTCAAAACCGTTTTCCGATCTTACCGGTCCTGAAAATGTTGTGTTTGCCATGTTATATTCCTCCTAGAATACATAAATGTAGTCCCTAGGGATGTCGACCATACGTGTCTACATTTACTTTGTTTTTTTAATGTATGGTACGTATTTTATAGCTTAGTTTTGTGAGAAGTGCAAGAGAGCCTTACGAGAAAGTGCGATTTCAGCGATGTAGCGTTTTTATGTTACGTAGCTACAGAAACGTCGGGTTGAGCAGCTTCTACTTTATTAACCAATTGAGCTTCTTTAGCTTCAGCTTGTTTAATATGATTAATAACTTGTCTTATTCTGTCATCAATCCTTACCATATCAAGAGTATATCTTTTCTCCTGATTATAGTGCTGCGACCACTCCAGTTCTAGACTCCTTTTTTTCGTGTAAAGGCTCTGAACGTGTTCCATCTATAACCTCCTCATAGGTTAACCATGTTTTAGATTTACTTGTAAATCCATCTTTGTCCCATACAATATCATTTTTTCCTAGTTTGTCAACTAGTGTATCCTCAAAGGATTTAGCGTTATCCTCACAAGAGATATTAAATATAGCGTGGTAGCCATATGCTCTGATTTGTACTTTAAAAGTTTTCATGGGTTCTTTCTTTCTATCATAAAAAAAGGGGACCCGAAAGCCCCCTTTTTAATTTTTCAGTTATTACGCACCTTCAACGCCGAAGATACCTCTAGGGTCTGATACTCCAAATGAGTATCTTTCTCTAGCTTTGTATCTTACGTTGCCAGTGTCGAAATCACCTTCCATCGCAGTGTTCAGAGGCGCTCTTTGGAACATTTTCATTCCATTAGGCACATCTGTAAGGATGTAAAACGAATCAGTATCAGTTAAAAAGTTATTAACTCTGTAACCTTGAGGTATCATCCCCATAGATCCGATTGCGTTGATGTCGTTATCAGCTGTTCCAGTTCTGCCTTGAGATTTCATCAATCTTTCAGCTGTGAATTGGTTTTCTGAAGGGACTATCATTTTTACACCTCTTGCTGCAATCTTAAGACCTCTTTCATCAGTCATTTTCGCAATGTCGATTAGCGATTGTTCTAATGAAGTTTCGTTAAGATCTGCCTGAGTAGCTAACGTGTTTGAAAACGTTCCTGCTACTGTAGGGTGAGATGCGTTAAAAAGTGAAACACCGTCGCCAGATTTGAACGTGTCTACTGAAGGTAAACCATTGTTCAATGGGGCTACTGATTTCACTTGTTTAGCATTACTCATAGATCTTGCTAAAGCTTTTGTGTATCTAGAAGCTAATCTATCGTAGAGGTTATCTTCGATAGCTTCTTCCGTGATAGCAAATGCTAAAGCGATGGTCTCGTGAGTGTAACGAGCAGTGAAAGTTTCTTGTGCATTGTCGAAAGATACACCTTGACCTTCACCTTTTACTTGTGCGTTTGCGAATCCTGATAACATTACTTCCTCTTCGAAAGCTCTGTCAGAAGATTCTTCTGTATAAATTTCAGCATGCTGATTTTCATACCTTTTGTATTCCAGACCAAATAGTGCATTTAGGCCTGGCTCTAGTTCTTTAACTAGCTGTGATCGTGATATTGCCATTGTCTATATACTCCTATTATGATTGTAGTTCTAACAAGTTAGCGACAACAATTACAGATCTGAAAGCAGCATTAGTATCATTTTCAGGATCTTCTGCTGATCTTAGTAATCTGTATTGTTTGTCATCTGCGCCAGTAGTTCCGATATCTAGAGTTGCTGATGATTTCCCAGTCGTGCTGCTTCCAGCAGTTGTGTTCATGTCATAAGTTTCTAAATAACCGGCTTGTGCTACTGCATCGTCAGTTGCTACAATGTAGTTCTGGAATGGGTCGTCATTGACGAACGCCGTTATGTCTTCGCTGTTAGCTGGTGTAATTGAACCTGAGTAAAAATTAGCAAATGTTGGCTTCAAAGTTGTAGCCGCATTGTAAAATACGCCGTTTAATACTCCAACCACAGGAGCTGCTGAACCTTGTCCATTGACAATGTATCCTGCAGCGGACTTAACAGCACTACCGTTGTAGATTGCTCCAGCAACAGCAGCATCGATAAAGTATTTAGACTGACCAGAGATAGCAGGAGTATTTCCTAATCTATCACCCGGGATCAGACCAAAACCTTGTGTGTTTTTGTTTGCCATAGTTTTGTCCTATTCCATATTGGTTAACGTTAAATCGATGATTCAACCAGAAATAACAAAAAAATTATTTCTTTGTACCACCGAAGGTTACACGGGACTGTCTATCTACGTTGATAGGCATCCTGTTGTCTTGCTCCTTCATTAAATCGTTTTGTACTGCCTCGTCCATACCTTCGGCTCTTTGCCTCATGTATTCTTGACGTTGCTTTGCGATTTCTTCAGGGACCTTTGCAAGCAAAAGGCCACCGACCCCAACGACTCCCTTGTATTTGCCGTCATCGACGACTGGATAGTCAGATGCGTTTTCGATTTCTTCCGATCTTACAAGTTCATAACCTTCTCTTAAACGTCCAGTTATGTTCTTAGTATCTTGAAAACCGATACTCTCTGCTCTAATCCATCTATACCTGAATCCATCAGGTGCAGGGGGTGCATCTAGAGAAGATGGTGGAACCCAAACTTTTGGTCTTTCAGTTTTAGACCTAGTTTCGTTCGCACGGGAAGTTTTGTTATTTTCATTTGTCATATGCTTATACCTCCTTCGTGATTTTTAGTTGTTTTGCATACTCTTCGAGTGGCACTCCTAATTTTTTAGCTATTGCTACCTGTGAAGAAGTGAGTCTCACAGTTTTGCGTCCAGGTTTTACACTTCTGTTAGCAGAAGCAACGGACTGAACCGGTTTGGACGTGGTTTGTTTTTCATTATTACCAAACTTATTAGGAAAGTCAACACGTATTCTTTTGTCTATCTCCTGATAATACTCATCAGATTTAGGATCGAAACCCTCTTTCTCAACAAGATCTTTGTGGATTTCAAAAGCAGTAAACGTCATGGCTCTATCTTGGCCAAACCATGTGTTATTACTTGCCCAATCTTCCGCTCTCGGATCTGGTTCAGGAAGTTCTGATGGAGTTTGTTCTGGTAACTTTCCACCATCAGAAAGTTTAACTGGCGTTTCTTTTGCCATACTTTCTGCGTTTTGTTTTCTCTCTTGTAGTCTTGCGTTCTCAAAAGAAAGTTCTGCAATTCTCTTGTTGATATCAACTTGAGATTTGGCATCACCTGTTTCAATTGCTGTTGCAAGTTCTCTCTTAGCAGAATCTAAACCTAAATTAACATTTGATTCAAGTTTTTTAAGATACTCAGAATCAGATTTTTTAAATCTAGATTCTAATTGTACTCTTTTTTCTTCAACTGCTTTAGCATACTCAAGAGCCGCTTTTTCTCTTCTTTCCGCTTCTCTCATTTTTCTTGTGAGCTTAGCGATTCTACCTTGAACACCTTTACTATATTCTTCTAGCTTCTCATCTTCTTTTTTAGTTTCGCTAGCTTGAACATCAGGCTGCTCAGTAGATTTCTCAGATGAGTCATCGGACTGATTATTGTCTTCATTAGTTTCTTCATTATTTTCCTTGGTTACTGTTTCTTGTTCTTTAGAACCAGTTTCTACAACTGCTTCATCTTTTTCTTCAGTAACATTGATCTCGGCTCCTGGGCCGGATGTATCAATATC